ACTGTTCAAAAAGTCCTTTTCTGAGTTCGGAAACTGCTGAAGCATCTAGTAATTGATCATGGATTAATTTTTCCATTTTTCTAGCTGCTTCCTTAGCAGGAGAAAGCTGTGGTTCTCCCATGTTAGATGGACCTGCGGCTAAATTAGCTTCAGCCATATCATCTTGATATGGTCCTAGTTCTAATTCAGTAGCTTCTGTAGCTCCTGGTGGTAGTTCCCTACCATCTCCTTCAAATCCATAAGGGTCTGATTCGCCTGTAAGTTCATCTACAGGTGTTTTTAGGTGAACAAACTCTTCTACGCCTTCAGGCATAGGAGTAGATTCTACAGAAATAGGAACTTTACCTTGTGAAAACAAGATATCTACTAACTGCCCAAAAGCAGCTAATACTTTTACCTTAGTTATCTTTACAGTAACTTTAGATCGTTCTGATTTTCTGTAATCCTCACTATCTTCTGAGGTTCCTCTGTAATTTTTGTAAGCTTTAAGCCATCGCTGTTCGTCTGATAAACGACCATCTTCCGATTCTCTATACTTACCTCGTATATACCCTGATAAACCAGTCATCTCCTCTTGGGTGATGTCTTCTTGTTCGTCAGTGCCTACGAGTTCACCTAATTCAGCCATAATTAATAATCCTTTTTGTCAGCTAAAGCATTGAAATTAGAATCAACTTGACTCTTTTTCATGCCTGATAAGTTACCACCATCTACAGTGGTTTGAGCTCCATGAGATACAGATAATTTATCCCAGCCTTCCTTTTTCATTCTGGTAAGCTTGGATTCGTCTTCTGTGCCCATGTCACCTTGTTTGTAACCTTGCATTAACGGCATCGTTTTTCTCCTTTGGGTTGGTTGATAAATTTAATTTTTCTAGTTCTGCTTTATAAGCAGCTAGTCTGTCTCTATTTTCTCTTTCTTGTATATTTTGATCTCCAAAAGCAGTGCCTTCGTCATAAAACATATCAGCTATGCCTTCAGGTTGTAGATCGCTACGTAAGTTTTGTTCTTGTTCTACACTGTAACCTTGAGGTCTTTCTTCTAAAACTTTTCCATAATCTTGCGTCATAGCATCATATACTAATCCCCTAGTAGTGTCTGTTTGTTGTTTTCTAGTAGGGTATAATCCTTGTTGTATACTTGCAGCTAACCTGCTTCTAGTAGCCCCTTCTGGGTCTCCTGTAAAATCTGCAATATCTAACTGACTATACGCTGCAGCATCCTTAGGAGATAATCTATCCATATCTGATATAAATTGATCAGAGTCTTGAGTTGATCGCACTGTAGCACCAGAGGGCAAAACGACATCAGGAAAAACAGAACCTTCTTTTGCTCTTGCTTTCATGCCTGATTCTTGCGTTTCCACAGGTCTAATTAAAACTTCAGCCTGTGCAGGATCATATAAAAACGATTCTATAGTTACATCTATCGTTGGATCAACAAGTTTTTTAGCTGAAAGTTTAAAACCAGTAAGAACCCTATCTGCTGCTTTAACAGGTTTAGCAAAAACACTACCAATAGTTACTGCAGTAGGTACTACAATTCCTAAACTTTTTAATGTTTTGTTAAGAGTTCCGCCTATATTAAAACCTCTTTCTGCTAATTCTTGTTTCTTTTTTAAAGCTCTACGTTCTGCTTTACTTAATATTTTGTTAGGTTTTTGATCTATAGTAACAGGTTCTTTAGTTTCAATTTCTTGTTCTGTTATCTGTAAGTCTCGTTTATCTTCAATCTGTGTCTCTTTAGCAAACTCAGTTTGATTTTCTCCTACTGTTGTGTCTATTCCTTCATAAAAATTCTGTAAACCAAAAGGATCATTTCCAATTAATTCTGGTTTATCTATTTGATTTGCTACCATAGGTCTAAATGTTTTTCTTACTGAATCACTACCAACAGGGCTAAAAGGTGTTATGTTTCCTGTCAGATTCATTCCTCCTGGACTTCTAGCAGAAATGCCTATATTATCAGGATTTGCCATAGCAATATAAGGATCGTCTGTTACTCTTAAAGCATTACCTTGAAAAGCAAATCTATTTAATATTTTTGTAGTATCTCTACCCTGTAGTTTTACTTGATACAATACACTATTAGGAGTAGTTGCGTAATCTACAGGCTGTTTAACTCCTGAAGTGTCTCCTAAATAATATTCTGATTTTCTTATAGGTGTATATCCTTCTATCATTATAGGATTTTCTACATCATATTTAAGAGCATTAATATCTTGCCAATCTACATCATAATTTAAATTAGGATGAACACTAAATCTAAACAAACTATCATTTTTTCTATATTCCCTAGCGTTAGGATCATATAAAGCATCTGCTCTGTTTTGTATACGTGCATCCATATCTCTTTTTATATCTTCTATATCATACCTAAGTGCATCTTCTCTTGTAATTAAAGATTGTGTATACTTATTGTAAGAGGGTTCTATTCCCTCATCTATAAATCGTTGTTTTTTTTCTAAATAATTTTTCCAATCTTTTGAATTTATAAGTTGGTCATATTCTCTATTTCTTTCTACTAGTGTTTCTCTTAAAACTTCAATAAGAGATTTTGTTTGAGTGTAGGCACTAGGGTTTCTACTAGCATATTGTATATATCCAAGACCATAGTATTTTTGATTAGGTTTACCTTTAGCTGTTAATATTGGTTGCTCTGTTATATAACCATGCCGTTGACTTATCTGACTTAACAATACATTTTTAGTATCAAAATTTATAATTTTAGCTAAAGCAGGGTCTGAATCTACTATAGCATGATAAAATTTTTCAGAAACCATTTGTTGTTGATGTGCTATCATGTCCGCTACAGAAAAATCACTCGGAGCAGTACCTGCAAATATCATAGCCTCATCAATAAAATCTAACATAAACTCTTGATCTTTTAATATTACATTACTATTAGCAAGTATAGCATCTCTTATTGTTCCTAAGGCAGTTACTATAGTTGCATTTATTCCTCCTACATTTTTACCTTTTAAAAATTTATCTGTAATTTTGCTTTTATCTCTATATTTTTCTACAGTCGCAGCAAGGTCTGGATCGCCTGAAGGTCTTTCTACGTAAGTGTATTCTCCCATCTCATCAGCCTGTCGTATTTTATCTACGGCTGTTTGAGGCATTGCTTTTTCAAGAAAAACAGGATCAGACCATTCTAAACCATCGTATTGATCTAATGTATCAGCTATATCTATCATAAAAGTAGAAACTAAATTATTAAAAAAGTGCACTTCATTTAAATTTTTTAATAGTTTCTCATTTATAGGAGATGCCTCTAAAAGTTCAGATACATTAATTATACCTTTTGTTTCTGGAAAAAGTTTTTTTACTTTTTTTCTGTCATTACCTTCTGTTATATATTTAGCTGCTCTAAATTGTTCTTTAAGTTCTTTAGGAAAATCAGCTTCAGATGTATTTCTTGCTATATATTTAAGTAGTTCATGAGCAATATCTTGTTCAGCAGAAAAATTTACATTAAATGTTAAGTTTTGTGAAAATGTTCCATAACCCAAACTTCTAGCATCTTCTATATTTTCTGGTAATTTATTAAAATTTTCTAAGGTAGCTTGTTTATAAGAAGGAATATTAGTATTTATATTATTTAATTTTTCGCTTAATAACGCCAGTAGTTGATTTGTATTTAAAAAACCAGCCCTACCTTTAGAAACAGTCAGCTCTTGTCTAGCTTCGCCTATTTTAGTAACTGCTTCCCTTCTTTTTCTTTCTTGTCTTTCAAGCTTCTTTTTTCTATTTTCTTTTTCAAAAGGATTATTTATATCATCTAAACTCATATTAATACCCAAACACTGGATCATTAGGAACATACTTTTCAAACTCTCTAGGCTTTCTAAACCTAGGATGATAGTAAGGACTGTTCACTAATCTTGTCATACACATATACCTCAATGCATCATAAGCATGATCATCTGCTTTTGTATCTACATCCTCTGGGTTTGTTTTGCTTAAAGGTAATGTAGGTAGCGTTCTAATCAAATGCGTACAATTATTAAAAATACGTAAACGTGGGTCTCCCATATCATTATCGCCTAATCGTTTATGCATTTCTATCTTGCCTGCTAACCTATCTCGGTTAGAAGCCATAAATCTTAAATTCAACCTATTCATAGACTCAGCAATACTAAGCCCATGACCAGTTCGGCTAAAACAGGACTCATCCAAAACAGCCGTCTGGATTGTGGGATCATCATATTCAAGCTCAAGTATTCTTTCAGCTAACTGCTCCCCTGTGAATCCCTTGCCATATAATTCTCTATATATCCAAAGATTACCATCAAAATCGATTGCACCCCAAAGTACACAAGAAGGGCTAGAGTAACCATAGTCTGCAGCCCTAATACGAGCCCAAGAACGAGGAATCTCAAAAGGCTCAACCACATGTCTACTCCTATCAAACTCAGCAAACGCTGCACCATCCGTGACATCCCAGTCTCCTTCTAATAATCTTCTACGTTCTACCTCTGGTAGAGAGTTCAACATGGCTTCGTATTCCCCTGAAGCCATCAAATATGGATTGTCCGTTAATCTTGCTGGGATGAATCTTCGCTGGAAGAGGGGTTTTCCTGCTTTTTCTTCGTTACTAGACCCATAACGTAAGATACGATTCGATTCCACATCCCTAGCCCAAAAAGGAGTATTTGACTCGGAAGGGTCAATATACATTTTTTTAATCCACCAACCACCGACTCCGCCTGGGTTAGCAGTGCAACGCATGTAAGGTATAATGCTTTGATCCGTTGTACGCAGTCTTGAACGAAGGTATTCCCAAACGTAAGGAGTTGGGTAATGCGTGATTTCATCGATTGCAATCCAGTTAAAACTTTGTCCTTGATATCTTGTAACATCTGTATCTCTATCCAAAT